AGAAAGAAAAGGTACTATGATATACCTTGTGCTAAGACGCTACTTGCTGTCTTGGATTTTGTCAAGTCCTCCGAGATATTTCCAATATACCATATCGAGCGGAGTCCCCTGGAGCAATGCTCCTTTATACTCCTTGTCGCCCGCTATAGCACTGATATCCTGCCATGCTCTATCAAAGATTGCGGTAGGTGGTAAGAGCATTTCGAGAGTAGCTTTTGCAGGCCCCTCGCGTCTTGCTTTATTTACGATGTAGCGGTTGATACCTAGCAGTCTCCAAATATTATCCTCAAGCAACTCGTCACGCTTTATGGGTCTACCGTAGAGCGTATCCTTAATCATATCCGTACTCGCATTGGCGGCACCAAATACTACAGCCAAACCTAATAGATTCTTTACACCCTTGCTTGCCAACTGAGCGGCTTGCTTGGTCTTCCCCTCGCTCTGTAATCTCTTCGCTTTGATTATATCCTCGATGCCTGCTTCGCGGAATACATCGAATTGTTTCACTGTGAAACTTTTGAGCATATAGAGAATACGAGCGTTACCACTCTGATTATAATACTTAGGCATCTCACCAAGTGTGGCAGGATTGAGATCCAAGAACTTGTACCAAATTAGTTCTTCAACGCCTTTGGGTAAATTACCTGAAGAAGGATTACTATCCTGTAATTCCTTTACCATCCGCCCTGCCCTCTCTCTGCCAAACACGGGAGCCAAGTCATCCTGCAAAGACTGCGAGTTCTTCATCGCTTGGGCTTTGTACTTTTTCCATGAGGCATTCATGGTGGTATTCTTCGCAAGCTGATCTAACTTCTTGAGTCCGGTTACCGTAAACACTTTATCTAACGCATTGGATAATCCACCCGCACTTGTTGCGGCATCGATATGATGGTCTTTTAGATTAAAGTATTTTACGAAATCAAAGTTTTCCTTCTGATTAAATAAAGATCTAAAGGTATTGCCGAATCCATTGAAATGTATGCTGTACGCCAGGTCGCCAAGCTGAGTAATTGCGGAACCAAAGTTACCCATTACTGATATGTAGTTTAAATTTTTTACATCTTGTACAATAGGACTAACCGTCTTTCCGCTGAAGCGAGCTTGAATAATCTCTTTGAGTTTTTCTATATCCTCGTTGCTAAAATTATCACTATCCTTGAGAAGCCTTTGTGCAACTTGTCCGGCAAGCGAATCATCCACCTCCATGTCAATTCCAAGATCCGCCCCCTGTCTGTCCATACTACCCTCAAATCCAACATCCTCGCCACCTGTGCTTGGCTTGCGATAGAGGAACTTGCGTCTCTCTACTGCCTGCACGGTACGCTCGACATAATTCTTTAGCGCATCTGCGGGGTCTGCGTATCCATCGATCATCTCCTCTTCGGTTATGCGACCAATCTGCCTTTGCTTTAAATTGCCCGGCAAAGAAGATCCAGGTTGCACAGGTACTCCTCGCAATGTGCGACTTGTTATTTCAGCGGCTGTGCCTTTGTCTATAGACTCTATACTATCGAGTCCTTCCCTCTGCGCATATTCCTGCAATGCTCTTGTTACGGCATCAGAGTTATCTCCACTTAGTGCTGAACGAAATGCTTCGTAATTTAGGATCTGTCGAGGAAAGTACCCCTGCTGATACCCAACATCTATACCACCCTCTTGCCTGGCGTAATTACGAATATCCTCAAATGCTCTTTGCATCTCAGAAAACTCCTTGCCTACTTGATCAGACACTTTCAAATCGTCAAGCATGATGCGTATTTCATCCATATCACCATTCAGGAGATTCAATTTAAACTGTCTCTGTAGTTTCTCATTGCCCTGTAAACGCTTGGTCATTGAGGTAATGAATGGTGCAGTACGATCTAGGTATTTTCGCGTTGTTATATTTACTTTTCTTTCGTGATCACGGAAGATTTTAGTAAGCATTGGATTAATATTTTTAAGCTTACGAGATAACGGAACTAAAGTATCGCTTAAAAACTCCTTCGCACTCTTCATTCCTTCTGCGATTTTACCCGGTGGGGCATAAGGACTTGCTGTCTTTTTAATCTTCTCAGCCTTTACACTATCAGGTGCAGTTTTTACCGGGTCTGCTTTGACCTGTGCCTCGGTCCTTTTATACAAAGGAGTCTTTTTAAAATTACGAAAACCTTTTACCCCTAAACCTGCGGCCAAAAGAACAAAGATCATTTCAACAGGAAAACCTGCTTTCTTCATTTCATCCTCTTCATCCTCGGTCAGCATAGAAACAGCGGCGGCACCTCCTGCTCCTGTTGTAAGCAATCCTGTGAAATACTTCTCATAGTTTTTACCGAGCTTTGCCTCCGCCATCTCCTCGTACTTATTCATGGGATCGGCTTGCTTCATCGGGCGGTCACGCATACCTACGGCAGGCTCAGTAGGACCCATCTGCGCTCTACGCATATCGTCCTGAAGATCCAAAAGGTTCATGCCGTTGCGTTTATAGATCCTTCTTAGGTCTGCATTAAATTCAGCACGCTGTTTTTTTGCACCCTTCCCTTTTCCAAGCTTATGATCCAGGGCAAGTATACCTTGCTTGATCTTATTTATCTCTTCCGCATCGCCAACACGCTGTATCGCAAGATCGCTTGTCTTATTAATACCTTTGAATATTGCTTGGTCTGCCAAGTCTTTACCTTCAAATATTTCCTGTATTGCCGCCATTTGCTCGGTTACTTCCTCACCTTTTGCCCGTGCGGCTCTGCTTACAATGTTTTCTGCTTCAAGAAGTAACTGATCTTCTAACCCGCCAAGAACTAACTCAGCCGGAATTTCAGTTGCGTCAGGGCCTGTTAACCCCTTTGGATTCCATACCCGTAGTCTGCGTGGACCAAGACTAGTTACAGGCTCAATACCTGTTACGGGAACAATCTCTGTTGTATCAGGATCACGAAATGTGAAGTTTTGAACAACAGGTCTACCAACCGCAAAATTATCTATTCCGCCTGCATCATCTATTTTATTTTCTAAAAGCTTAACAACATCGGGACGAGTCGCACCCTCAGTTGCATCTATGTCCAATGTATCATTGAGATATTTCGCTTCTACTGCACCAAGCGTACCACCAAATAAACCACCAAATAATATTGTACTAGCAATCTCTTCCTGGGTTGGTGCGCGGTCCTCGTCAATCATAGTACGAGCAGTCAGTTCCGCTGTGGCTAATCCTGCACCCTGCCCTGCACGGATTGCTGTTTTGCCTGCCGTTCCTACATTCGCAAGCCTGCCTACAGGTACAGCACCTAACGCAGTAGCGGCACCCAACTCCCCGAATCCAACTTCTTCCTGTAATCCGCGAGAGATTCTGTATTTTTGCGATAAGTAGTTGCCTATACCCGCACCACTCGCACCGCCTGCAATACCACCAAGCACTCCTCCGAGTAAGGCAGGGACGACTTCGATTCCTATGCTAGTTCCCGTTTCTAAGAGTGTAGGTGGTGCTTCCCTGTAAAGTTCTTGAGACGAACCAAAGTCATACTCCTTATTAGGATCTAGCGTAGCAGTTTGCTGTTCCTCGAAAACATACTCTTTATTGGGATCTAGCATTTCAGTAATTCATTACAGGCACCGTTGGTATACCACCAAAAGCACCAGGTAGTTTAGCTTTATTCTCTTCTATTTGTGCCTGACGCTCTTTTTCCCTTTTTTCAGCTCGGAGCATATCGTATTTCATTTTTTCTCTTACAGTAGTAAATAGTTTCTGTCCCGTCTCAGGGTCAGTATATGGAATCCTAGCATCAAGTATTAGATCCGACTGCTCCTCAATCAGACCTTCTTTTTTCATCTGTAATGATTTTATTCTGTCACTAGTTTGTGGCGCATAATCATCAGGGTTTTCTTGAAAATCCTTAAATGGAATCGTTACTTGATCGCCACTTGTATTTCGTACCCTTACTTGACTTTCATCAATTTTGTTAATTTGCGTGCCAATATCACTAAATCTTTTCTCGACATCTTGAGGGACAGGGCTACCAACATTCATAGATTTATACAATGTTGCGGCAGAATATATATCCCTAGATCTAATCAGACTTTTAATATTTTCTTTCTGCAATGGGAAAAGCTCTTCATTCTGTTTAGTCTTTTGTGTAGTCGCGGCAGTACCCGCATCCCTTGCCGAAAGGATAGAGGATTGTTGATCCCCTGCATAGTCAGCACCAATTTTTGCCGTTCTTGCGGCAGATTCTTCCTGTGTCACTCTTGCGGGAAGTGTATCTGCTTCATATTTATTTTTTAGCCTTCGATTTTCATTTAACAACTGCTGTGCAATTTGTGACATCTCAAATGCAGACTTCTTCATCATCGCATTTTCCTGCATTGTCCTACCCGCAAGCAATCCGTTTGCACGCTCCAGGTCAGCTATACTCGCGTCTCCGCTTTGAACCTTCTGAAAAAGTGCCATGTTTTTCTTATCACTTGTTTCATCTCCGGACATTGTGAGTTGCTGAACTATGCTTGGATCTGCGGATAACTGTCCTTGTAGTGTAGACTCAAGCTGATTCCGCTTCTCCTTATTAAGCCCGTACTGCTGAATCATGCCTCCTATATCACGCCCAAGTCCGGCAATCGCATTGCCAATTTGCTCGGAACTTCGAATCTGAGCCTGTAGAAGTGGAGTAGTATCCACCCTCATTAATCCCGCTTGTACTGTATCTCCTATTGCCATTGTGTTTTCTCCTTTAGCCCGGAAAGGGCATTGCGTCTGCCATCATTCTGCTTGTTGAATTTCCGTAATAATCACCCATCGATTGTCCCAGCTAACCGCGACCCGCTAGAAAGCCACCACCAAGTGATCCTGCAAAACCAAGAAGTCCACTAGTCAATGAAGCGTCTGCCGCTTTATCCGCCGCATAAGCATTAGCCATTGCATTAGCCTTGTTCGCGTATGCTTGCATCCCAATATTCACACCTGCATCGGGATTTATCCTAGTCACTGATTCCTGTGGCATTCCAAAAAGTGCAGATCTTTGACCAAATCCCTGTTGAGTGTAATCACTGCCCCCACGGGTCATCATTAGCGGGTCCATGCCTGTTGCTCGGTTAAAGTTTCCTGCGGTTGTTCCTAGACTCTGAACCTGCCCACGGGCATTATTTACGATATCTCGGAGATAGTCCTCCCGACTCATCGCTTGGGCGGCAATGCCCACATTGTCAGTACCTCTGCCTCGTGAGGTAAGAGATTCTAGCGCTGATTGATCTGCTCGCCTGCGCATCTCAGGCGAAAGATCCTGCATCTGTGACTCCTGAAATGCATCATCAGCCACTTTGTTCATCTGCTCCACACGGGCTTGCATCAGCGGATCGGATGCTCGCATTGCCTGATTGATGTCAGCACCAAACTGATTAAGAAACTCGATATTGGAAGTGGCATCACGCTCGGCCATTGTTCGCCCAAAATCCTGTGCCCTCATTGCCTCTTGCTCGGCTAGGCTTGCCATCGGATCAGCGGCTCTTCGAGCAAGATCCATCTGAAGATCCTGGTATTGCGGATCATAAGCCTGACGATTGTGGAGCATTGTCTGCTGTAATGCCGGATCAGCCATTGCGGCTACATATTCCTGTGCCGCAATTCCCGCATTAAAATCAGGTAAAGTGAAATAAGATGGAACTCCTGAACTGTTTGTAGACTTCCCTGCCCCACCCAATCGCTTTAAAACATCTGCCTCTTTCGAGTTAATGTATGCGAGCGATTCTCCTTCGGGAGCATTCTCATTTAAAAGCCTAGCGGCCTCGGCCAATGGATCTTTGATATTTTTCTTTTTCATGGGCTTAGTTTTAAAAAACAATTAAGTGAACTGTTACATCTATCAGACCACCTGTGTTCGTTCCCGTAAGTATGCGAACTGTGGACTGATTTATAGAGTAAATTGAGGCATCCATCGGGTTTGTGTTTTGAGCCTGTACTGCCGTAACGCAAGCAACAGGATTAGTTACAGCAGTATTAAAAGTTACAGTGTAATCCCCGTCTGCGTTTTTAGTAATTGATAAAACATTGAACCCATCGCTGACAGTAGGATTTGTGTCAGTCCCATCGAATGTGCATTTTGCTTTTAAAAGCTGAGATGTGTTGGGAATGGAATTATCGACATAAGCCTTGATACTTTGCTGAGTCGCCAGGGCAGTATCAGAAGGATTCGATCCACCCATATCATTCTCATCTTTTATCTCAACAGGTACGGGTGCGGCTACTGATCCGCTGACATTTCCCAAAACATTTAAATTATTTATATGTTCTAGCTTGTCGGATGTAACCGCATCGTCCGCTATCTTCGCAGTTGTGATATTTAAATCTTTTATATGATCGGTAGTGACTGCTCGATTATTGTTGTCTGTTGCATCCTGTAGTAATTCGTTACCTGTGATTCCGTTAGCAGGAACTTTCAGTTTTCCATCACCATTGTTTTGTCCATTATTGTAGAACTCGTTGTTTACAATGATAGTAGACCCGTCAGCAGGTTCCTCAAAAGTCGCGAGATCCGCAATATCCATTAGTTTTTGTGATGTAACTTGATCACCCGATGAAAAGATTTGTCCTGTGTTAAGTATTGGCATTTTTACTATCTCCTATTGTACTGAAGTGGTTGAACGATCTGTAATTCTAGCATCCACCTTGGTTGCCCTCACATAGGGTCTACCATTAGATGGTTGAAAGTCTGCTTGGATTCCGAATCCACGCTTTCTGACGCGAAGCCTAACAGATGCATCCTCCGCAGTTCCAAGCTCATTGCCTAGCAGTGTGGTTAGATTTACAGGTTCGCTTATTGAGTCGGGATCTTCTGCGATAAATCGAATATCTCCGTTGGATGGATTCGATTCACTAGATTTAATCTGAAATTCTGCCCGACTGAAATTCTTTCGATCCATTGAGTCGGCATCATATTGCCGTGTGGTTAGCTGACTTACCACATCAATACCGGGGTCATCTTCGGGTCTTTGTCCGGCCTTTTGCGATACCTTGTCTTTACCCTCCAAGGCATCCAATTTATGGACACCACCTTCAAGGGTAGTAAGATACAAAGCATTCTGCGAACCCTCGCGAGCGACTAATAAATCGCGGATCGCGAAGTCTGAGGAGTTGACACTGTCTATACTTTCGAATCCCTGATTGATAAAATTGTATACAAGGATGGTGTTGAGTTTATTCGTATCCCCGGCACCAGGTTCCGAGTCTAGAGGTACAGCTAACCAATAGCGGTTATTGAAATAAACTCCGACTGACAGATATGCAAAGTCTTGATTTATTCGGTCGATGTAGGGTTGAATGGTTTCGGATAAAGGTGTGCCCGTGCCTCGCAGATTATACTCATCAATAAACTCTACTCCATAAATTCCTTGGTCGGATAGGAACATAATCTGATTAGCTACCTGTACGATAGACTTACGAGCACTTGCCCCCACTTCATCTGTTACCTGTGTGGTTTTTACATCCGCTAAAGATCCACTCACGCCTGTCATCAGATGGATAGATTTACGATTAAATACGACTACCGAATCCTGTGTGAAACCTTTAATTCCAACTATAAAATCGCTCTTGCCTGACGATACTCGAAATTGATTTCCTATCTGATCAAATGTATCAGAATCTAAGATATCCGAGGCCACCAATTCATCCCTGATATCCCGATCTGTTGGCGAGGTGTCAGATGTGTATTGGTAAGGAACCCAAAGTCTACGCTGATGAAACTCTCCAAAAGGAGCCGCAGGTTGGTGGATAAATCCTTTGCCTAATGCTAATGGCCTACTGACTGTCAGAGAGTGATTGGAGTCATCTTTAACTCCAAGGTTAAATGTAAATTGGTTTACAGTAGGAACGGAGGTGACCACCACTTCACTTCCAATAAAGCTATCATAGATCGCAGACTGTGATGTGTGGATAGTGAGTCTATCTCCGACTGCTAATCCATGTGATGAAACATCCATTGTCACGACACCACTTACTGAAGCTGTGCTAGTGTCCGTTAAATAAGCAGGTGCAGTATAAGTACCACTTGCAACTCGCGTGAAATCCTCAAAGTATTCAACCTGTGCCCCACTGACATTGAATATCTTACTCTGAGACTGAGTCATTGTGACTGTCAGTTGATCATTCGTGGGAACACTTGCGACCTGGTAGCAGTCATTCGGATTATATTCCCAATTTCCCAATCGTGTGAGGGTGACAAAGTCTCCAACTAATCGCCCATGATCGGATGCAGTAGTCACGCTAATAGTCTGACCCGACTGAGAAGCTGATATAATCTCAAAACGATTTAGCTTTGGGCTTGCGGATAATGTGGTCTTACGAGTCCTGAAAATAAACATCTTGTCGAACCCTTGGCTCATGCCTACAGGCCCATCCACAGTCTCCCCACCCTGCTCGTAGCGACACTTATATAGCTTTGCATCTTTTAATCTTACGATCAGGCATAAATTATTTGTCGCTGAGAATATAAAATCATCATTCTCGGAAGATGCATCTGAATAAACTGCTGATCCAAAAACCGCATTTACCGCATCATCATCCAAGGTAAAGTTTTCTGTTGTGGATGCGACCGATGTATTGCCCACATTTTTACTATTAACTGTAAATGTAGTGTCTGCTCCTGAGTCAGCAAAGGATACTGTTTTGGCAGATGTATTTATTGCAGTAATTGTATGACTGCCATTAATTGATGCATCAATGTCATCCACATGGACAGTACCACTGACTGCAAACTCTGAAGCCGGAGTATCCTCAAGCGTGAGGGTCACAACATTACTAGCTCGCGAGGCCGCAGTAGCCACATAATTCAGAGTGGTTGGTATTGCATTACCCATCGAGGCAACTGATGTTCTACCCTCAGGATTGAGAGATGACCAAGTCTGATTTAAGTTTGTGTATGTAGTGTCAATCGTTGACCAACGCTGTGATGCTCCAACAGTCGAAAATACTTCATTCGTGCCTGTGTCAGCGTAGGTAATGGTACGAGTATTAAAATTAACACTAGCTAGAGGGAATGTACCATTCGGGTCATCACCTGTGAAATTTAATCCATCGATGGTGATGTTATTTCCAACGATAAAGGATAAACTCGGAGTGTCATCCAATACGACTGTTACAACATTGCTTGATCGAGATGCGGATAAAATAATATAAGGCAAGCGGATCGCATCTTCGCCTGTGGTGATTGATCCGAATAAAGTGTTTAAGCCCTTGCGTGGTTGCCAAGTGCCGTCATCATTCATGCGACCATTTTTGGACAATGCAACCTCACCGGGCTTTAGCTGATTGGGTCGCAGACGCGCATTCATCCGCAGAAAGAAGGTATCCCCTTCTGTCACGAATGGATCGTCTAGCTTGCCATATGAGCGATATCTGCTCACTTCTTCTTAACCTCCTGATATAGCTTTTTACCCATGTAGATTATGGTGATGATTCCAGCTATGCATCCAAAGAGACTATCCAATGTGGACAGACCGAAGGTGGCTAATGTGCCCCCCATGCCGAAGATAGAGGTGCGATCAATCATTAGAATAAGAGATCCAAGACGATGATTCCTAGCACTAAGCCCACGAATATCGTAATCATTTTCCCACGCTTAGAGAGTGTTTCAAATTTCTTTTTGAGTAGAATTATGTTTTTCATTTTTGGTCAGAAGGTCTCGGAAAGGGAGGTCGAGTGGTGGATCTTGTGACTTCAGTTTTAGCACATCTCTTTGCCACGAAAATGGGTATTGCTAAATAGCAACCAAGCACTACTGCCGCACCTATCAGGATGCGTTTTATATACGATGTAAATTCAGCGAATCCGCTCTTATGTTCCGCCATGCCTTGAGCTACCAGGGCACTCACATCTCCGTGCGTTAAAGCCTCAATCGTTTCTTCTGCCTCTACGAGTGCATCTGCATTTTTTAATGCTTCTCCCGCAAGCACACCCGCACCCGCAGACAAACCTCCTGCCACAGGGCCACCTGCAAGCGTACCCACTGATCCGCCAATCACTCCGCCTAATGTCGGATAGGTCGAACGAAAGGAACATCCGGCGGTAAGGAAGCAAAGTGCTAAAAGGAGATAGATCATTAGGGTGCGTCAGGATCAGACCACTCAGACCCTGCAAGAATCGTCAACATCTCAGAACGATCATAGGTAGTCTTACCTACTAGAAAGCTAGGCGTGTCGCCTTCAAACTTAACGAATGTCTGTGTACCAGCTAGATTGTATCTAAGCGTGTCAGCACTTGTCTCTAGCACTTGGTTAAAATCTACGGAAGATACTTCCGATGCGTCAATAATTACATAGTTTCTGCTCATATTATGAAGGGACTGAGGATGAAAATGTAGGACCGTTAGTTAAAGTTCCGTCTTGTGAACCCGATCCTTGATCTGTGATAGTTGTTCCTGTACCACCATCATTGTCTCCGGATCTCCACCAATGCGTTGGAGCGGTTGAAACATTATTACTGTCATTCAAATTGTTTGGTATTCCTGAGTTATAAATCGTTGCTATATCCCCTGAAACATCTGTTGACCATAAAGCGATTTCATCAACTAGACCTGCATAGAACTGAGTATTATTTTGCCTTCTTCCTATATCTAAACTTCCAATAGCCATTGGAGAAGTCGGTACTGTACCACCCGATTGGGCACCACTTGCTGTCGTTTGAAGTGTTCCATTAACCCAAAAATCATAACCCGCTGAACCTCCATTCGATTGAGAGGATGTCTGCCAAGCAATAAATATATGATGCCAACTAGTATTGCTTAATGAAATTCCTGATCCTGTTCCAAAAGCTCCTAACCCGTAACTTACACCTACTACTTCGTTGGTCACATAACTCGTACCATTACCTAAAAATAAAGGACGATAATTAGTACTATCTCCACCCATCAATACTTGGGCACCACTTGAGGAATTAATTGTAGAATCAGGTTTAATCCAAACAGAGGCGGCTTGAAGAGTTAAGTTCGCAGCTGTGTCCATATAGTCATCTACCCCGTCTAAATCTAAACTGTAATTATTTATTAGTGGAGCAGTAATTAAATCACCGTCAACATAGTAGGCATTCGCACCAACAGGTATCACATTGACTACCGCATATTGTCCGGCTGTTGCCGTCTTGTTATTAAAGCCGTTAATCGAAGCACCCGAACCTGCAATAGTTACTGTTCCCGCTCCTCCTTGTGTGATTGTACAGTTGAATCCGCTAGTTAAGCCCGATGGGATTGTGACAATGATCTGTCCGGCATTACTGCAAACGATCACTTTACCATTGTCACTGTTTGATAGGGTGCGAGCAGTTGTTGTTTCTGACACTATGTCATTAAACAAATCTGTACCACTGACTGTCACTGCACCTGTCGATCCGTTGACCGATTGCACAGGTGCTAGGGTCATCAGGTTAGTAGCGGTGACTTTTTTAGTAGTTGCGGTTCCTGCGACATCGTCAACAATGGGTAAAATGTCTGCCCCTGCGGGTGTCGCCAAGTTACTTAATTCTGTTATCTTTTTTGTAGCCATAATAATTTTTAGTGAAGTGCAGTCCAAGCTCCGTTGGCGTATCCGTAGAATTTATGTAGATCTGTATCGTACACCATCTCGCCATTAGACGCAGAAATAGCAGTTCTTTGACTTGTATTCATCCTCGGCATAATCACGCCACCTGTTGTGGAAGCTACTTCGAGGGGTGCGGAGGGGGAGACTGTGCCAATACCTACATTGCCGTTGGAGTCGATGGTCATGTCTGTCCGGGTCGCTTCAGCAGTACCAAACTTAATATTATGACCCTCACTTCGGATGCATAAATCATTAGTAACTGAACCATACAATATTGAACTAGTTGCGTTTGCGATTGCAACCCTACCCTTTGGCGTCTCACCACGGCTCAAGGTAATAATCGGCTCTGATTCAGTTAATCCTTTATTTATGTCTAATGAAGTACTAGCACTCTGAGTGCCAATACCGACATGGCCTTCTTTAGTGATGCGCATTTTTTCATCGCCTTTTACACTAAAGCGAATATCTGCCCCTACTCCGCCCGTGTCTCCGTCATCCGCACCTAAATACAAGCTATCGCCATTCGGGCGAATCATATGATAATAAGTTTCTGAATCAACCCCCAAGCGCAATCCATCCGTTCCTGCTGTAGAAAGATGCAACTTCGCACTAGGACTCTCAGTACCAATACCTACATTGCCACCTATTCTTTGAAGTAATAGATTGTCACCTTTGTTTGAAACTCTTATACCTCCGTCAGTTGTGGTGTCATCAGACATTTTAAAATCCACAAACGGATCGGTTGATTTCAGATGCAAACACGAATCATTTAAACCTGAATTAACTTCTAATTTAGCACTAGGACTCGCAGTTCCAATGCCGCAATTGCCATCGGAGTCGATGCGTATTGCTTCAGTCGAATTTGTGCGAATCGCAAGCTCGTTGGTGGCAGGTGCGTGAATAGCTACCGCTGAACTGCTTGTGCCTGTTTGATCCAAGGCGTATTCATCTGCGACTACATTTCCGCTTACATCAAGTGATCCTCCTGTTACCGCTCCACTTGTTGAAACAGAACCCGCTGTAACCGCTCCACTTGTTGTCAATGTTGTTGAAACTATATCTCCATTTACATCCAACTCTTGGGTCGGGGAGGTTGTCCCTATGCCAACCTTCGTTGTGCCAATGGCGAGTGCGGAAGCTGTGCCCTCTCCGTCTAGCACGGCCTTAACTGTAGAGTCCACTCCGTTGGTGTAATCACCTACCTGGAGCAATCCCTTGTAGCTATTTGCGGGTGTTAAATTTTGTAGATCACTCATAGACTATATTATCTCCTGCTTCGGTCAGCATGGGTTCATTGTTCTCCGTGAGGAGTGCGTTGGCGGGTACTCCATCACCACCTGATGGGATGCCACTCCCTGTGAAGGGTCTTGCTACTCCTACATTTAGATCAATAGACAGCATTTTACATCTTGTATGCTAAAACTGCACCACTCGTAAGTTGTAATGAAGTAGTGCGTCCATAAATCGCGGTATTTGTTGGTAGCGTGGTTGCGTCTCCACCTGTGCATAAAGCGGAGATGTTATCTACATTAGAAGTAATATCTGCAAAGACCGTATCCTCTGTGCAAACAATTGCAAAAAAGTCTCCTGTGTGAGCCGCTGTATCATTAATGTATTCACCCCCGTTAAGTCCTAATCCTCTGTATTCGTTTGCCATGATTAAATAGATGTTTGAATTGTTGTTCCGTATGTAATGAATTGTATAAAGTTCTGCTGACCCTGTTGGCGCTCTAGTTTATCAAGTTCAACTAATAACAAGGATTCTGCTTGTTGATATGCGACTTGCGCTTTGTCAGTTTGTCCGTCTGCGGCTAAAAAATCTCCGTATGCTCCATAGGTTGCATACTCTGAAAATATATAAAGAAAATCTTCGCTAGTAGATGTGTAGTTCTCGAATGGTTTGCGGTATAAAATAAACACAGGCTTAGTGCTTGATCTGTCTACTAAGGTTACCTGTCCATAATCCGCAACTTCTGTTGAAGAAAACTCCACACGAAATGCTACTTCATCTGCATGTCCCACATCATATGGGTCATTATTTGAAACCCGTAGGATCTCTCCAATTGTGTCATTGAACTCAACGACATTCATAGTAGTAGCAGTTGCAGTTGCTCCGCTTCCACCACCACCACTGAATGATACTGTAGGAGCAGATGTGTATCCTGTGCCGTGACTAGTTACTGCGACTCCATTTACACGACCCTCAGAGTCGATAGTTGCAGTTGCCACTGCACCTGATCCTCCACCACCTGTGAATGCAACTGTTGGTGCTGAAGTATATCCTGTACCACCATTACCAACATTAACATTCCTAACCTGTAAATCAGGTGTCTTTTGCTCTAAGCGGATAGTGTCAGGCCACCTGGTGCGTTCCCATGCTAATCTTCCAAAGCGATTAAAGCTTCGTATGGCCGCACTTTGCTCTTGTTCCAATAAGCTATCAAGTCCAATCAGGTGTCTTAGATTGGTAAGCATTGTGCTTATTGTTACCTGTCTCATGCGGGCTTAAAGCTTTGACCTGTAAATGATTGCTTGCCTAATGACTTTGCCTTGAAAGATGGATTATCACGAAGGAACTCTTTTACGAAGCTCTTGTCTGACCAACATCCACGATGAGATTGATGCCAACGGAAATATTCCCTGGCGGGGATTGTGGCTTTTAACTGACCAAGTCCTTCGGTCTTTGCCACGCCCATTGCTTCGTTTTCTTTGCGTGCCATTTGCTCACGCATGGATGCTTCGTGCTTTTCGAGGTCTACCTCGTAACGCAAATAACGATCCAAGTTCTTCATAAACTGTGAACCGTTTCCGCTCTTCCACTTTGGTAAAAGTATGTTTGGCATAGTCGTTTAGTTGTAGGTTAGGGAGAGGCCCGCTTGGCGAACCTCTCCCCTCCTAAATGCGTGCTTACGCGAATTGACCGAGATCTACGATGCGTAGACCAATGACGATCTTTCCGGCTGTAGCTGATGCGATTGCGGCATCCGTTACTTCAAGAAGTATGGATGTTGCGCTGTTCGTTCCGCCAACAGGTTGAGATTGATTGCCTGTGAAGGCATCACCTGTGTTGAAGACGGGAGCGGACATTGCGTCTACATCAAGAGCATCGATGAACTCATCGGGATCTCCGGATGAAGTTCCTACATCGATAACAAGAGATGTTGTTCCTGCAAACGCTTCGGATTCGTAAACTCCTACCATTTCAACGGCACCACCCGCAGGGATGGTTGCGATAGTAGCTTGGCCACCATTACCGATAGTTTGTAGGTCCTCATAGGTTGCGGTGTAAACATGTGTGAAACCGCGTCCTGCTTCGTTGTTACTTAATTCTGACATGATTAATGTTCCTCTGTTTAAGGATTAGTTAAAGTAACCGTGAGCCTTCGGGCTGTGGCAGGCGAGTCCGGCGATAACATCGCAGAAACCGCGTCTTCCGCCGCCTTGATTTTCAAGCTCAGAATTAGACTCAGCTTTCAAGGTGTGGATTGCCACATACTCAGGATCGATAAGAAGTCCGGCATCTTTGTCGATAGTGGAAGAACCACTTGTACGATTTAAAAGAGTGCTAGGTACGATTGCAACATTACCAAAGTCACCTTCGTAGAAATTTACAGACAAGGTGATTTTCTTGCTCTCAGCAGGCTGAGTAACTTGAAAGGATAATGCAGTTGTTGAACCTTCTTGACGAGCAAAGTCGCTAATCTCTTTCTTAAGAGTTGGACCTGCGATTAAGGTGAGTTGTCCGCCTGGCATTCCGTTGGCTTCGTAGAGTTCCTGAAGAACGCTGTTGAAGGTAGTCTCTGTTTGCGTTCCGGTTGTGTCGTTAGCAACATTTTGGAAAGCGGCAGGAATGTCGGATGGTTGACCACCAAGACCAAGGAACTTAAACATTCCACGGGTTTTGTATGGTGAACCGGAACCGGAGTCTGCTTGGCGATCCTGTGCTGAACAAACAGCGGCTTCCATGTCGCGCTTGATTTCGCGAACTGCTTTAGCCTCGGAATTTGCAAACTCGGATGCAACTCCGGCTGTGTCTACCAACTCTTGTATGTCGGATACAGCGTATGATCTGCGGAACTTCTGCACATAGTTTCCAATGCGAGCGCGGTTAGCGGCTTTGTTGTCAAAGCTAGTTACATCTTCGCCTTCATTGACACCATCAAATGAAGCAACTGCCAAGTCATCGACTTGTACCTCAAAGAATGTGCCTGATGCGGCGGCTTTTTTTGCCATACTTACGAATGGCGTAGATTCGGGTTCCAGGATTGTAAGGACATCAGTTAAGTCCTCACGGTTCCCGGCGGTATTATAAGAAGCGGCTTTAGCCATTTTTATTTTCCTCCTAAGATTTTCTAAGTTTTAAATATTGTTGATAGTCTGCCATTGACCCGGAAGCTTCGTATTTCTTCTTCGCCGCTTCCACAGCCTTCAGCTTGCTTGATTGAGGAGTCTTTGCCCTTGCCGTTCCTGCTTCCGTGGATGCCACGGGTGCTTTGGGTTTGGGTGGCGGTTTTGCCGCCTGCGACTGCCTTGCATTTACCGCATTCAATCCTTCGACCATGAGTGCCAGGGCGAAGTTAGAGTTTGGTAAATGATCGACCAATGGTTTGTAGAGTGCTGACTGCTTCACGCTCATAAACAACTTGTAGTCATCGCTCTCCGGATTCCCTAAGAATTGGAAAGTTTCGACTGCTTGTTGATCTGATGCCTGACGCTCCTTAATCCATGCCTGCCTTGCGGGAGCATCCTTGCGAATTATCTTCTTCGCATTGGATCGTATTCTCCGCAGATCAGCTTTGGTGTAAGTCTTGTCTCCATCCTTTAGGATATACTCGTTTCCGTTGTCGTCATATTGGACCTCATTCTCCATTCCATCCTCTGCCCACTCTATAAGAGTGTTTAGATTCTCGACTTCCTTCGCGAGTCCCTGCTCATCTGTAACATTATGCAGAGCATTATCCTTGAGGTACTCAGGTACTTCGCCAACTTGCGTTTGCTGTGCCTGCTCTGCTTGAGCTTGCAATGCTTCATTTTCCGCAAGTAGTGCTTTCTTCTGAGCGGTAAGTCTACCAAACCGTTTAACCGCAGATGCGTTCAGCGATTTCGCTAGTTCGCGACTTTCCTCTTCGGACAAGTTGTCCAGGTCGATACCATACTTTGAAAGAACATCCGAAGGTTGTGGGGGCGGCGATGAATCATCCTCCGTTTCCACATCTTCAGCAGACTGTGTTTCCTCGGCGACTTCCTCAACTTCCGCAGTTTCTTCAGCGGGTTCGTCCGTCTCCTCGGTGCTTGCTTCAGGTTCCGCATCTTGGGTTTGTTTACTTTTCAATAATTGATCAGCAAACTCTGCCATTGATACATTGCCATCCACGGGCGTTTCTGTGTTCACGGAATTTTCAGAGGACTCCGAGATAACCTCTTCTGTTAATGTTTCCATATATATTCAAGGTCGTAGCCTAGTGTAGCACAATGTAGTAAATTGTCTTGACAAAGGCAATAAAAAACCCCCTGCGCCACCCCAAGACGCAGAGGGTAATAACCCCGAATAACGAGCTAAAGTTTGTAGAAGGTGTCTAGTTCCTCGTCAATGGCTTCGAGTTTTCCCGTGATATAAAAGTGTCTGTTTGTGTCTGCGATAATCTCCGGAGTCTGCAACGCCCTGATAGTTTCTTCACGCATACTTTCACGCAATTCAATATATCGGTTGAAGTTAGGGTCGTTCTTGAGAGCGGACAGCGCTCTAATCGCATCCTCATGGTCTATTTCGTGATTTGTTTTACTCATTTACGCCTGACGGGTTTTACGCGCCTGCCCATCCCCACTTTTCGCTTTTCCGCTTTCTTGCGGGCAAGCTGACTCTTGGACATTTCGCTTTTTGTTTTTGGGGTTTTCTTGGAAACTCTTTTAGTGGGGCGACAATATTCATTCTTGCCTCCCTGTCCGCATGGTTTACCGCTACGGGTATCCTTCCATTTCTCGTCCTTCCATCTTTTGAGGGATGCACCTTTGGCGGACTTCTTTACATGGCCTTTTGCTTTTCGGCACTTGGCAATCTGTTGGGACGCACGGGCAGATGGGAATACTTTTACCCGTGCCTTTACCTTTTTATAACATGCGTCCTTTGGCATCTAGCAGTTCCACATTTTCCGTGACCAATAATTAGCACTTAATTTAGTACTTTTCCCTTTGATGCCACCACTCCTTGCGCAATAACTCTTTTTGCGAGCAGGGTTATTTTTCTTAATACTAAGATTAGCATCTCCGAAACGGATAGTTTTCTTCTTACCGCCCTCAGATGCTAAGACTACAAACTTCTTCTTACCGTAGCCAGGCTCGCCTTTGCGGATTCGTCTTGGCGAATTTACTTTAGTTGGTCTACCGCTTGCCACGCTTTTTGACCATCTTCTTTCCGGTCTTCTTCGCATAAGCTTTAGCCGCCGCTTTACCCTTTGTACCGTAACCGAATTTTTTCTTACCTACCATTGGCATAATATATGTCCCTTTCTATGCCGCTTCTGTTTGAGCGGTTTGTCCGAATTGTGTGGGAGCCGCACCGAGTCTGCCAATGACAGCATTCTGCTTTTGCGTAATCTGCATCTGACGCTGTTGCACATAATTCTGTATGCGCTCCTGCAATGCCGGATCCTGTTGTGCTTTCTGTTGAATATCAGGTTGTGATAACCATTGCTGAAATACTTGCATCTTCAGTTCATGTGCATCCTGTGGTCGAACATTAGGAGGTACTCCTGCCATAAGTTCAGCAATTGTCTGCCTCTCCTCATCCACCGCTTTCTGTGATGCAGTCTCCTTGGGGATCATGATCTTCTCCGATGCACCAGGCATGATCTGCCCTACTGCAAGCTGAAGAAGTCTCTCGGTATCCAATGTGCCTGATCTGTCAAGTGCAGGGGCAAGCTCGGCAATCGCTTTTACGCGCTCAAGCATTTGTTCGGGATCTTGTGTCGCCACATCAAACTGTAAGTAAAAGTCAAATCTTTCGCCTGGTCTGCCCTTACTAAACTTCTGTACATCCTGCATTCCGGTTACACGGAAAAACTCTGCATCGGGTCCGTACTGCTGATAAAGAGTCCATACTTGATCGATCACATACTTCAGATGATTGAATACCTTATTAATTACAGCCTGCTGTTTATTCTGTGCCTCCACTCGGTCAACGCCTGGAGCGTTATTACCCATATAGCGGTCAAATAATTCCTGTATATATCTGCGGACTTCTATATTTCCACCATCAAAACTTGGTGTGTCTGCCCAACGAATCTCACCAGGTGTACGATAAGGAACACGAACCCCCGGTCCCCACTTAGTGGGTGGCCTTCCAAGAGGATGTTCCAAAGGAGGCAAAGTTGCTAATGACTGACGATCAATCATTGCATCTGTTTCAATCTTTGCGACCTGTTGTAAAGGTTCTCCGACTTCAGGAATTGAGCGGGAGGAATAAAGTCTTTTGCTTACATTCTCATATTTAGTAACCACAAATGGATACTTACCATGAGCGTAATCCATAAGTTCATGCTTGGCATACAACTCAGGAATGTCGGGATGAAAGATTGTGCAGTAGATACCGGGTACTCCATCCTCATCGAGTAGTCTTTGATAACAGTACACTATTCTAATAGTCTCATCATCATCACGAATGACCGCATCTTCCTGTCTGATATTATACAAACTATTATCCGCCTGTGTGTGCTTGGCTTGATCTTTCGCTCTTTCTACAAAGTCAGCATCCCACCCTTCCGTATTTATCTTTGACTCCAACTGCTCAGGAGTCATATGCAATACATGAAAGCAGTATGGTGCCTCCTGTGGATCGATTGTATAATTAGGAAAAATAACATCCTCGTCCGGTGCCAACGCTTTGATGCGTGGTCGATTTACGACCTGGCGGGTAACGGGGACTGTGGTTGTGCCATCCTTGCGAAGCTCGCGGAGCATCGCTTTTGCTTTGGCTTTGGATACTTTAAATTGATCTTTTAGTGCGGCGGATAATTCCTCATCCATACTACCATCCTGGATTACTTCTGCAATCTGTGGAAGTGCCTGGGCGATCTCGTCCAAGCGGATGGTTTGTTGCTGTTTAAGTTCCTTGGAATCCCAATAAACATAATGAACCATCAGGCCCTTCTCGAAAAAGTGGTTAAGTCCGAGTTCCAATTGATCGTAAAACTCCTCCATCTTGGAGTTCATTAACCAACGAAGGAACATGGATATCACATTTGCACGCTCAATATCACCGGATTCCACAGGGGTAGCTACGATATGTGCGGATCTTACCGCATTGGTAGTCATAGCCACACACTTGTTAATCTGATTATCCACCATGCGGATCTCCTGATCACTCGCCCCATCCCACGGAAATACATCTCCTGTTTGGCTCAGATTGGAATGCTTCTTAAAATCGTCAGACTTTCCTGACCATAAGCAGTTCCTTACATCGTAATCTCTTTGTCTACGATCCAACCATTCACCCAACTCGGATTGAGTCCTGCGGTAAGTTTCCGCAAGATAGTCAACATCGGGTTCTTTACTTACATAAAGTAATTCGTCATCGGCGGCAGACTGCATATGCGTAGCATAATGTAACCTTTTGTAGTTGACATGGCAAGTCAATATCCTCCACCACCCGTACACATGAGGCTTCCACCACCAATATAATCGGGTCCGCTGACCATTAAGTATCTAATAGTATCAACAAAATCCTTAAAATGCTCCTGACGGGAACTGCCCGTATATTCAAGCATCGAGGTAATAAAATTATCACACCTGTCAGACACAAAGAGTTTTGGCTTATTCTTATCCGACA